ATACCACTATCATAACCCATTAGAAGCACAACCTCTGTCCAATCAGGGTCACTAGAGCCTCTAGGGAAAGCAGAGGTTGGAACACTAAATGGTCCTGTGTAGCGACCAACACCATTAGTAAATCTAGTTTCATCAAGACGACCAACCAGACCAGTATTACTTACTATAGTTGTACCAGTGTTTTCTAATTCTTGGCCAATTACAAATACTTCAGACCCACCAGAAAAATAGGTGCTTGTGTCTGCAATGGGAAGACCAAATTGTTGCCCATTTACAAACAAGAGAAGTTCACCAGACGCACGAACCAATGCAAGATGATACCATGTATTTAAAGTTGGTTGCCATGGGTAGAGTATTTTAGTTACAACGGTTGAAGAGGTACCATCAGTGCTTGTGTCAAATTGAATATAACCATTATTATAAGCCGCACTACCTAGCACAAGTCGATAAGAGCGTTGATTAATCCCAATGTCCCACCTACTAAATATAGAACTATATCCAGTTGTTGGTAATTGATCAAACCTAATAAAAGTTTCTAGTGTAAAATCTGCCGACCCAATGTCTAGAGCACTTGCAGCGGAAGTTTTTATCAATGCAGTTGGATTAATTGGAGAGGTATTATTAGGTACAATATTTGCTAAAGTTAGAATACCTGCACCAAATTCTTTATAAAAATGAGAGGTCCAACCTTCAGTGGTTGCGTCTGCATTTGCGAAACAAGTCGCAATTTGTCTATCACCTAACCAAGTATTATTATAACTACCAGAACTATTTCTAATAAACAAATCATCCATATAGTGTTGTGTACCAGAACTAACAGAATTCAGAGCGTCTAGTACGGTAATTTGAGCAACCGGGTTTGAACCAAGCGAAAGACCTGAAGCATTAATCGCAGGTGTGTTTGTTGCTTGAGTATCGTTTACTCTTAAAGCAAAACTTTGACTACTTAGATTTAGACACATTTCAATAAACGTCCAACTTGTCGCAACAATTTCTGGCCCCTGTGTTGCTGCAAGAATATTCATATTTGCATCACACAAATTGATTGCACCTGTTGATGTACACACAACCTGACAAATAATAACATTTGAACTATTTCGAAAAGATATCATCACATTATTAGTATTATTAGTCGGTAAATAGGGTACACCATACCCAAAAGACACATAAAGAATTTCTTGTGCAGAAGGAAGAACAAGCCTGTATGACCCGTAGGTATTACTAAAAGCTGGACCAGCTAATGCGTACTCACCAGTCCTAGCCCCCCAACTTGGAGTTGCAATACTCGCATACCCAAAACCAGGGATTGATGCCCAAACCCCATTAAGCATACAACTAGCCCCATTAGTTCCTGAGCCATAATGATCAAAACCATCCATAAAAAGTGCCGTCATGGATTTAAACCAGCCTCTCGTCTAAGTTGTCTACGAACACGTTCTTCAATACCATTATTTGAAATCCTTTGAACACCCCAAGCTGCGTCTGTACTGTCACCAGACTGGAACCCAATTGAATAGACACGACCATCATCACCAACAAGAAAAACCCCATCATCAACAACAACGGGCGTACCTTCAATTGCTCCACGAGCATACACACGCCCCTCAATCGGTGAAAATGGGGCACTATAATTACCAGTTGCGTACCAGTTTTCTGTTGACTTATCGCCCATAATAAGTACCTGATCGCCAACAGCTCTAATAGTGGTTATATTGTCTGGTGAACTTTCTTTAGAGGCAAAATTAAGCGGGTCTATAGTTGTTGCACCAGGGTTAATCCAATAAAATGTTTGAGTATTACCAATTCCAACAAGAACATAACTACTAACCTCTGATAGTGTAACAGGAACACTGCCATTAGGAACTGCACACCCAACTAGAGTGTCTATACCTCCATTTAAAAGAGTACCTGAACCTGAAGCTGTTAAACCAGCTCCAGCGGTTACTGAAAATGTAATAGAATTACCAGTAGTACCAACAGTATTTGCAGTAATCGTTGTAGAAATTGCTGGAGTATTACCATCTCCAACTGCACCAACTAAGGTATTTTGACCTGTAATAGTTGCTGAGTAATCAACACCAGATGTACCGCTATTCATAATTGCAAGAACTAATTGGTTCATAGGATCATAAACAGCATCAGTATTTGTAGGATTAATTATAAATGGATGAGTTACAGAACCACTGTCTAGAGAACTAAACACAGTTCCCCATCTATAGTAAATTCCACCAACTTCAAAGGTGTCGGTACCGTTAACAATAGTACCAGATTTAGTTAGTGTACCACTTGCAGCACTTGTACCACTATAATATTGTAGAAGAAGTCCGTCAGCGATCCATAGACGTTGATAACCTATACCAGCTTGCCAAGCAACTTCAGGATGTCCTGTACCATTAATTATACCTGTAATATTTATTACAGACATATCTTGATTAATTCGATAAAGATTTGTACCACAAACAACAAACAGACTATCGTCAAAAAGACCAGGAAGAGCATAACAACCGCGTAAAGGTGATATGTCTGTATAGGCGCCTTGATTAAGAGATAATAAAGGGGTTGTACCTGGACGAGCTAGAACACTAACCCCTTCACGAAGATTAGCTGGATTACTTTCAAGCCACCTGTTAAGAAGCATTACTTCAGGTGTACCAGCATATAGTCGACGATAAGCTCCTCTACCTAATGGGACTGCGGTCATCAATCATCTTTTTTAAATGTGCTTTACCCCAAATAGGGTTTACAACAACTCCAAACTCATTAAGTGTTGCGACCAATTCTTCCCTGTTTAATTCAGTTACAGATGGTGCAATATACACTTGATCTCGTTTATTAGTCCAACCAGGAGGAACATCTTCAGGTCGATAGAAAAGTTTTTCTTCACCATTAGGACCATATCTCAAATCGGGCCAACAGACCTTTTTAGATAGTTTCTTTTCTTTTGATTTACTATAAGGCATTTTAATATGGAAATCCAAAGTTGAAATATTGGTTAGGATCACCGTAACCACGATTACCATAAGGACTACCAAAAAACCTATAACTGCTTGGAAGGTAAAGAAGGCCATCTTCAACAGGTACCTGCATGGTTGATTGACTATAACGAGCTGTAAATTTAGTCTGAACCTCTTTTAGTGTCTGCACAGAAGCTGGATGCATAATTTGACCAAAACGAGGATTAAGTCGCATGGCCAACTTAATTATAAACATATCATCATACTCGGAACCCCAAGGCATATTACCCGCAAGAGTAATAGGGCTCACAACAACCCAGTTACCTAAGTCCTCTCTGTACATCCATTCTCTAGTCTCACCATTTGTGTCGTAAGTCATTTCTGACTCGCCTTCAATCTGACGACCATTACCATAGATTGTTAGGTTGTTAGTTGCAAAGTTTTGACTTACATCAACAATACCCATACGAGCCCCATCATGAGGACTTGGGTGAAAGTTAATAAAACCTTCAGCCGTAAGATTACACATAATACGAGCATTCATAGGAACAAATAGATTTGCAGGAAGTGAGTTGGCCCACCAAGGGTAGCCTTTTGGACTTACAATATTATCTTGACCCAGTGGAAAAGGGTTCATATTCTCACCCATCTCATTACCAAGTACACTGGCAACAACAGTCAACAGAAGATTAAAAGCCTCCGTTTGCTGTACTGTTGATGGTGTTGAGCCAAGAGGGATTAGGTTTGTTTCTCTCAAGGCGGATGTGATAATATTAACGACGGGTGTTGACATTAGTTGGCAAAAACCGAAACACTTACATTAGCGTTTGAATTATTTTGAATACGTGCATAAACATTTCCTGTAATTGCAGTATTAAAGATTTGTTCACCATCATCAATCCTAAAACCACCAGTTGCAGGGCCAGTTGGAGGACTAGAAGCAACTGTAATAAAAATAGGAACATGATGGGGGTGATGACGAATAATCATAAACGTTGAAACATTGGCTGAGGTAAGAGCAGTCCACCCACCTCCAGGTGTTAAGGTTACATTGTTAGTAACAGCGGCCATTAATTTCTCCTAAGGGAAAGAATGGGGAGAGCCTTTTAAAGCCCTCCCCAAATTCAATTACTGATCAGTACCAGCAGTACCGTTAATACGGACGATACGCCTCGGGTCTTTCACGTTGGCAGAAAGTGCCACATCAAACCTGACTTGGTGTTCACCAGTATTAAACACGGAGTTCTGCCACATACGAACGCTAAGAGGAACTTTGGTCAACGATTTACGAGAACCAATACCAGTAGCGGGCATGATCAGATCAGCCGTACTCACCACAATAGCATCCTTAGACATAATAGCCCGAGGACGAACCACAGCAGACGCAGTACCAAGGAAAGTAACAGCAGCAGTTGCACCAGGAATAGAAGCCACAGTAGCGTTTGCGGTGTTATTAGCAATGGTATTATAGTCTGAACCACT